GTGCATCATTTAAAGGAACGTCATCGATTGTAGTCTTGCTTTCGGCGTTGTTATTAAAGGCAATAATTACCTTTTCTCCGCGGCTTCCTGTTAGCTTACGCATTACATCGTTCTTGATGCTTAGTTGTTGCTCTTGGTCTGGTATTCCGTTGTTGAAGTTTACTACCTTAGTTCCACTAAATCCGTTTTGAACATCATTAATAAGGTAATCACTTACTTCACTTTCAAGTTCCGCATAAGCTAGACCCCCTTGATAATCTACAGGTGCATAATAATCAAAACCAGATATGTATCTTTTAGCTATTTTAACCTCAGGTTCTGTTCCGTTACCACATCCAAAGGCTGCAATTCGTTTAGGCTTGTCAGCTGGTTTAATGTTTGCCCAATCAGGAAAATAATAATAAGCCTCTATTTGACCTTCATCGTTGCATTTCTCCGCTCGTAGTGTTTGGCGTGGAAAGTGTTCTGCCTTGTATACTTGTTTATCTTTGTAGGTAACCTGAAAACTGGCTTCTCCTAATAGTTTTAAATCCAAAGAAACCTTTCTTAAACAATCGTTTGAAAAAATGGAACGCATAGCAGCATACTCTTCTGTTTTTGTAGAACTATCCAAAGCATCTAATCCTTTACCGTATATCATTGAAGATACTCCACCTATAATAGCGTTGTTAGTTGCACTATTAGTAAATAAGTCAATTAGATACTGGTAGTAGTTATTATCACTCCCGTAAGCTACCCATTCCTTTCGTTTATCTTCAGAAATTTCAGGTCTGTTATAGGTAGATAAATTAATTACGTGAAGACCGCCTTCTTTTTTATTGTTATTTCTTGCCATTATAAAACTATAAAGTCGTTAGCTATTGTATTTTTTATGTATTCGTTATCGTTTACGCTGTACGTGGTAACGTTTTGATTAGTACAAAAGATTTTATCTTTAAATATTACGTTAGTTCCATCCTTAATTTCTAGCATATACATAGTATTTTCAACTAATGTAAAAACGCTACTGTATTGAAAGTAGTAATCCAAAGCTGTAAAGGCTGTAGCCGTAGAAGTAAATACCTCTGTGTTGGTTGTTTCGTCTTTTATCGATATAGTGTATGTAGTTCCAGAGGTGTATTCCCTTGGAATAAAGTTAAGGGTTTGGCTATCTGTTGTACTTTGTAATATTGTCATATATATACAATAAAATAAGTCTCTTTTTGTTAAATACAAGGCATAAAAAAAGGGGCTAATTGCCCCCTTTAATATCTAGTAATTATTACTATGAATTTGTACCAACTGTAATAGTTACTATTGCAGAACTCATACCTGCGTATGGGTTATTAGCGATAGGACCAGCTATAAAGTTTGCTGGTTGTACCTCTTGCCCAACAAGAGTAAGTGTATAACCGCTTAAATCTGCCATTGAAGCACCAGTTACGATAGTTCCACCTGTTACCTCTGCACCGTGTTCTAAGCCCATTATGAAAACATTTCCATTATAGTCTTCTACTGCTACGTGAGGACGTCCATAAGCAAGAAGTTTAATTTCCTTGTTATCTTCTTTTGATAGTTTCTTTAGGGTTAAGTTTAAAGTTTGCTCAAAGTAAGTTGTTCCGTTTTCACGTGAAGATGTAATAGCCTGCTCGAAGCTTGACCCACCTTTTAAATCATATTTGTATGCTACGAACGTACCAGATAAGTCGGTAATTTCATCGTCTACTTTTGTTACAGTACCTAAATCCCCGAAGTCAGTAAAGTAAACGGCTTTTAAGCCACCTACTACGTCTTTGCAAGGTTCTAATCTACCTTTTGTTAAATCACAAGCCATATTGTTTTGTATTAAAAAAGGGTAGGCAGTTATCCCACCTACCCTCTTTGATTAATTAAATCTAGTTATTAAGAATAGAGAACGATGTCGCTTCCAATCCCGTACTGTACTCCTGCAGTAAATCTCATTACTACACGCACATTTTGACTTCCATCAATGTCAGCCATATCAATAACTTTTACTTCTTGGTTGTCAGATAAAAGACCTGTTCCAAAGAATAAGTTGCTTTTTTCAGCTGCTACCATTGTGTTGTCAGCCAATCCGTTTGCTACTGCGATTTTTACTCCATCGAAAGTAAGACCGCCACCGTTGTACCATTGTGTACCTTGGTTGTCAAGACCAGCCGCGCCAATTGTCGCTTGGAATCCTCCTAATGCTCTTACGTAAGCACGTGCTACGTTTTGAGAAACATAAATGAAAAGGTCTTCTGATGTATAGATTGTAGAGTTGATAGAATCAACAACTAAACCTAATTTCTCAATAACATTTGCTGCCGTTACAGCTGCTCCTGCACCTACGTCAGTTACATCTGCATCAGCTAACATTAATTCTTTAAATCCTGCAAAGTCTCCGTTTGTTGCAGCCGCTCCGTTCCAGATAGATTGTTCTGTTCTTTGTGCAACTTTAGCAGCAACGTGTCCGATTAAGAAATCTGCAAATGAAGGAGGAAGTGAATCAAAGGCAGAAATTCCCATTGATACTGCATCCCAATCTGATTGGAAATCTTTCTTACATAACTGTAAGTTTACTTGTTGTGAAGTTGGCTCTAAAATTCTTTCAGTTAGAGTCAAAGTAGAAGTAGGGTCAAAATCACATCCTGCGTCTTTTACAAGACCGTCAGTAGATACTTTCTTAATTACTTCTTTAAATTTGATGTTTGGCTTAATAGAAATTAATCCATTATCCAAAGTTGAACCGCTTAAAAGTGCAGCAGAAATGTACTGTCCTGCAAATTCCCCAGCGTAGGTAGTTGTAATGCTAGTAGTTGTAGCCATTTTGTTTTAGTTTTTAAATTTATTAATTCTTTGGAGAACTCTATCCATCGTGGTAGTTCCTCCTTTTTGAGAATAAAGGTTTAACGCCTTATCCGCATTTGCTTCGGGATTATGGTTTACTTTTTCAACGCTTGAAAGTTCTTCCTTAACCTCTTCAACAATATTTTCAACAGTCTCTTCAACTGATAATTCGTCTTTCTTTTCAATCATTGCTTTAATTTCGTCAATCATTGATTTAACCTCTGCAAGGTCTTCTTTAGTTGCGTAGGACATTTCTTCTTTTTCCTCTTCCGCTGCTTCTACTTCTTCCTCTGCAGGTGCTTCTTCTGGTGCTTCCTCAACGGCTTCGCCAATAGATTTAATGATTCCCTCCTCTTCGATAATCAATTCCTGACCATCCTCAAGTTTGTAGCTTCCGATTGGAAGTGCTACCCGCTCGTCTTCGGTTACAATAAAAACTTCTTTACCTTCGGCAAACTCTTCTGCTTCAATGATAGTTCCGTTCTCTAATGCAGCCTGTGCTAATTTAACTTCTTCGGATAATTCTACCCCAAGTGTTTCTTTGATTTTGTTTAACATATCTGTTGCTTTCATATTTATACAATAAAATTAATATTCGTTTGTTACGTTTTTATGCTTTCTTTTGGATAATAAACCATTCAACACCATTAGACCAAACCTGAATCCCCTCGTAAGCCTTGTTTATTTCGTAGTATGAATTTGCACCATCTAAATTTTGAGAACCAAAAGGGGTAACTCGTGCCTTTGTAGCATTTGTAAATGTAGAATCGCTTATAATTCTTTTAACCTTGTTTAGGTTTTTAGCATCAGTTGCATCTGGAAGCGTTAAAACCATAGTACCATTTCCACCACTCCAGCTCAATAGAATCAGTTCAGACTCATCATAAGTAGAAGCATCTAAGTCTACCGTTTGACCTAAACTTACAGTTAATGCAGTAGGTGTTAAGTGGTTTACGATGTAGTGCTGCGTTTCTATTATCGTAGCCTGTCTAGTTTCGCCTGAATGTACCATTGGAATCAATTCCGTTCCATCCATTGCACTTGCTGTAAGTGCTGTTAATTGTGATATCTTTTTATCTGACATTATAAAATTATTTTACTATTATTTTCTTGTAACATTCTACCGCCACTTTCCAAAAGAATTAAATAACTGCTTTTAGTTATATTTCCAATACCTTGTGAGCGTAGACTTCCATCGCAACACTTACGAGAATATTTATTATCCTTGCATAAGCAAGCACGTTTATCGTTTTGTGGACTAGGTATTCTACTCATCTTTAAAAAGGTCTTTTAATTTTGATAGTAATTGTTCCGCCTCTAATTCAGCTGATTGTTTTACAGGTTCGTTAGGTCTCTCTAATTTATCTGCAAAGTATCCTTCAATACTAAATCCTTTTACTTTTCCGCTTTTAACATAATCGTTCCATACGTCATCGTTTTGTACTTTCATTGAAAGCATCCAAGTTCCGATTGGTACATCTAAATCATAGAATCTTGTTTTAT